AATGCTTGCCGATTGGGCAGCATCTAAGATTGCGGACATAATGACCGGGACGTTTAGCGGAATCGGAAATTCGATCAGCGGGATGTTCAGCGGGATATTCTCATCGATTGGAAGCTCTATAGCCGGTCTCGCATCGCAAGCTGCTTCGGTGGTCGCAAGCGTGGTCAGTGGAGGCGCTGCTGCCGCTGGAGGCGCTGCTGCATCTCAGGCTGCTATCGCAGCTGGCACTAGCACAATGGCATCAAGCGCTGCGGCTGCTGCTGGTGGAACTGCTGCTGGTGGGGCTGCTGCTGGTGGAGCTGCTGCTGGAGGCGGTGGAGTTGGCGCTACAGTAGCTGCTGGATTATCAAAAGCTGGGGCAGCGATAAGCGCAGGAGCATCAAAGGCTCTAGCGCTTGCGACTGGGCCAGTCGGTCTAGCGGTATTGGGTACAGCAGCACTCGCCAAGATGCTTGATAGCGGCGGCACTCCAACATCTACCGCTGGTCTCACTATGGCGAAAACTGGAGGTATGAGCGACGCGAATATATTCCAGATGGAAGAATTCGAGTCTGGATTTGCTCCGCTGGGCTTTAAGCAGAACGCGACCAATGAGCAAGCCGAAGCGTCAGTCAAGCCGCTGCGAGAAATAGATGCAGCTCTTACGGCTCTCACGAAAGAAGCCGGGTTCGATGTTAATCTCGGCGGTCACACGTTCAGCGGTCTCGGAGTCGAAGGCTCAGGCCCGGGAACGGTTCTCGGCACGTTCGTCGAAGAGGGTAAAGAGAAAGGCACGACGATCGAGAAGCAGATGGATAACTACGCTGCCGAATGGGTTAAAGCGGTCGGAGCCAGAAACGGGATTAGCGATCAGGCGCTAAACGAAATAATCGGCGATGGCACTGCTTCAACTATTATGGACAACGTGGCGTCAGAGATGGGCCGCATCGTTTTGGCAGATAAAAGTAGAACTCTGCAAGATAAAGTTCAGACGACTGGAATGGATCTGGTCGACTTATTAACCATGAACACTGGTCAAGATGCTGTTAATGCCGCTGCTGAAAACGCGACGGCTAGTGTTCAAGCCGCAGAGCAAGCGATAACAAGTCTCACGACCGGAATCAATACTCTGACAGTCTCAGGAGCTAATAATGACGCCATAACGCTCACTGGCGGCTCAAATACTATAAACGCTCAAAGCTCATCGGCTATGGGGCCGGATCAATATCCGCTAGTAGGCCCAATACCGGGGCACCGGGACGGCTTAAATATGGTTCCATACGACGGCTACGTCGCAGAACTGCACGCCGGAGAGCGCGTACAGACCGCAGAACAGGCCCGGGCATCTGACTCAGTTGCAGACGAGATGAGCGGACTACGCCAGAGTATCGAAGACGTAATGATCGCAGTGGCGAGAAACACTCAGAAGCTCTATCGACTCAACGACCGCTGGGACAAGAACGGCTTGCCGCCAGTGAGGGCATAATATGAAGTTAATTCGACCAGTCACTATTGACGATACGGTATTCCAATCGTCTGATGTGCCAGAGAATGATTACACGGCATGGGCTGGCGGCACGACTTATGCTGCTGCCGACCGGGTTATCGTTACAACTGGGTATCATAAAATATATGAATCCGTTCAGGGTTCGAATGTCGGAAATGACCCAACAACTGATGACGGAACATGGTGGATCGAAGTCTCTAGCACTAATCGCTGGAAAATGTTCAATGCAGTAGTTCAGGAGCAGACCGTTCAGGCAGCGCAGATAGTTACGACGCTGCAATCTTCGACAGTGGTGAACTCGATGGCGTTTCTGAATGTAGAAGCGACAACGATCGAGATAACCGTGACAGATTCAGTTGAAGGAGTTGTCTACGACGAAACTTTCAATATGACGAGCTATTCTGGTATTCAGGACTGGTATTCATACTTTTTTGAGCCGATTATCCGAAAAGATCAACTCGCCATAACAGATTTGCCGCCATACGCGAATGCTGAAATAGAGATTACTATCAACTCCAGCGCAGACGCAAAGATAGGCGCTCTGGTAATGGGACAATTTGCTAATCTTGGTCTATCTCAGCATGGGGCAAGTTTATCAATTATAGACTATTCAACAAAAACGACAGATGCGCAGGGTAGAGTGACAATTACCGATGGGCCGTATGCTGACAAAATGGAAGTCGATGTGGTTCTTGATACATCCGCAATAGGTCAAGCAAACGCGACCCTTTCGTCACTGAGAACTACTCCAGCAGTTTGGATAGCTGAAGATAACAACGACGATCTGGTCATCTACGGCTATTACCGCGAATTTGATATAATTCTATCGAATCCAACAATTTCACGAATCTCGCTAGAGATCGAAGGACTGGTTTAAATGACAATACCAACTATAAGTACGCTCCCGGTAGCGCCAGCCAGAACTGATGCTCCGGCGACGTTCGTTACCCGGGCAGATGCTTTTCTCGCTGCAATGGTAGTAATGCAGGGTGAGTTAAATACTAGTATCGGCGCAATGAACACAGACATCGCAGGAGTGAATGCCGATGCAACTACCGCATCTAATGCTGCAAGTGCTGCGGCTGCTAGTGCTGCGGCGTCTGCGGCATCGGCAGGGGCAGCTCTCTGGGTAAGTGGACAAACTTATGCAGCAGGATCGGCAGCAATATCTGGCATTGATTTCCAGACTTATAGGGCTATAACCACAACATCTGGCACGACCGATCCGAGTGCAGATTCAGCAAACTGGGTTAAAATATCAGGAACTCTTAATAACGCAGACGGCGGATTTGCTAATTCCGCTTATCTCGCCACACAATCAATTGATGGAGGTACAGCATAATGGCTGACTTAATACAGATTAGACGCGATACCGCAGCCAACTGGACTTCGGCGAATCCTACGCTTGCGCAGGGAGAACTTGGAATCGAAACTGATACTAGCAAAGTTAAAGTCGGAGATGCTTCGACTACTTGGACTGGTCTATCGTATCTTATTGATGTTGGTGGTTATCTTACAGCGACTAGCACTAACACGCTTACAAACAAGACCATACGCGACACAGTATATGCTCTGTCAGGCACAGCTTTTGACGCGACTAATGGCGCAGTACAGACCAAGACTCTAGCGGCTAACACGACCTTTACAGACTCGCTAAGCTCTGGTGACGCAATTGTCTTACAGCTCGAAGCAGGTGCTAGTTACACAGTAACGTGGCCTACAATGACTTGGGTGACTTCTGGTGGAAACGTAGCACCTACATTGACTGCTGCGGACACACTGGTGTTCTGGAAAGTCTCTACAACTCTCTACGGTGCATACACTGGCAGCTACGTTTAGGAGTAACGCATGAGCAAATTAACTAAAGCTCTAACAGCGGCTGCGGGTAATGCAGGTGGTGGCGCATTGTATGCTGAGGATGTCTTCTCGACTTATTTGTATACTGGTAACAGCTCTACTCAGACTATCACTAACGACATTGATTTGGCGGGTGAGGGTGGTTTGGTTTGGCTAAAGAAACGCAATGGAGCGTCAAACAACATTGTAAGCGATACCGAAAGAGGTATAACGAACACGCTCAACACTGATGGAGCTAATGCACAAAACACCATCACTAGTACTGCTGTTTCAAGTGTGCAATCCGATGGATTTACTTTACAAAATAACGGAGACACTAACCAAACTGGTGGCACCTACGCCTCATGGACATTCCGCAAGGCTGAGAAGTTCTTTGATGTTGTGACTTATACTGGGGATGGTACAGCGCAAAATATAACGCATAATCTTGGTTCTACTCCTGCTGTTATATTTGTCAAACAAACATCGTCGACATCGAACTGGTCGGTATATCATTCTAGCTTAGGCGCAACCCAAGTAATATTTTTAAACCTTACCAACGGCGCGTTTACTTCAGGTATTGATAATTGGAACTCTACAGCTCCAACAGATTCACAATTTTCAGTAGGGCCTTCAACTGCAACAAATACATCTGGCGAAACATACGTCGCCTACCTATTCGCCTCAGACGCAGGAGGCTTTGGAGACGATGG